CTTTATTACCTGTCTTAATCACAGGGAAACCTTTTAGCATGAACTTAGGGTTATGAAAAATATCTCTAAGGGTAAGGGAACTAGCACCACTATCAGATTTATCTGACATGGCTACAGCTATATTCACAGTATCCTCATAGTTTTCCTCTACCTCATTCAAGGCAATCAGCTTTGTGTGCTCATTGATTAGGACATCTCTCTTATGACCAAAGATACCAAACTGAATCAGATAAGGGTCTTGTCTACTTACTCTCCAATAAAGGGCTGTAGTCTTTTCACACACCTTAGTCAAGAACTCAAGGAAAGTCTCATTAGAAAACTCATACTCAATCAAGTTCTTCTCAGCATAATCATCTAGATATTCAATCTTAAAGTCATTTAATAGGTCATCTTTGTGTTGTTCACCTTTCCAATAACCCATTGCTTGCTCTACTGCTGATACTACAGACCTAGCTTTTACTGTTACGTTTGTAGGAAGAGTTCGTTTACCTAGTCTACCAATTATATGAGAAGTGTCTACACTCACAGTCATATTAGTAAAATCATTGACCTTATTACCAACATAACCTCTATATTCCCAATCATCAGTCTTGATAATGATATGTGTATTTCCATTCATCATCTTACCATAACGGATAGGGAGTGTGAGCTTAATTGAAGGAACTTCCATAAGGGAATATTCCACAGAAATACCCCCTAAGAAGTCATCTTTGGCTATAATAGCTGAACCTAGTCCAGAGCTTGCTGAATTTTCAATATAACCAATCATACTGTTACACCCTCATAATCAATAAAGATACAAGCATTTTCACTTTCTACACCACTAACTGATACTTGGTTGACTCCCTTCTTGATATAAGGAGTTTCAGCACAGAGAGTAAGCACAGAGAGGGAAACCTCTTTATAACTGAACTCTATACATTCCCAAGACTTAGCATATCTGATTTCACCTTTATAGTTAGCTGTAAGGACTCCATTGTACTCACCACTAATCTTAAAGTCAATGTCATTGATTCTAACCACAGGGTCTTTAAACTGTCCATCTAGGGCAAAGCTCCACTTATGGCTATCAAGCACTGTGTCAGATATAAAGCTACCATTCAAGACCTCATGTACACAGTTATCACAGATTGCATGTTTGTAGAAGTCTTTAAGGGATTGATTGCATTTACCTTTTGAGCAGTTATAGACTATTCTCCATTTAGAGTTACACTCTTCAAAGAAGTCATTCATGAACTCTACATTAGCTTGTGCTGTACACAGGTCAATCATGTCGTCCATATCCTTACAGTCTTGCTCACAGCACTCACAGATATTATTACAATTTGGTAGTCCATTACAGCAATGTCTTGATTTACCTACACAGCTTGCTTTCATATCTAGGAAGTCACAGTTATCAAAAGGTTCTAGGAATGTCTTGGCTTCATCAGCTTTATACCACACACCATCAGGGTTATCGAACTCAACTTTAAACACAAGGTAGTCATCATCAGTGATTATCCACTCCTTGTTAGGCTGAATACTTGTAACATAGGCATTACACCACACAAGTTGTAGCCCAGTATTCACAGCCCATAGCTTACCTGGAGTGAAGAGCTGTTCAATGATAAAGTCATAGTGTGCTTGTATATGTTCCTCTGACCAATTATGAGTTCTTAATGCAATTTTAAGTGAGATAGAGTTACTATCTACTAATGATTTAGACCCAATATTTCCAACATAAGACCCATTGGTAAAAGTGCGTGAGGTTTTACTCTCACGCAAGCTAATACTCTCTGTCTGTTCATCAATAGATTTTCTACCAAGGAACACTAGGTCATTGAATTGGATATATCGTTTGGGCTTTGAGAAATTTTCATCACACGCAAACATTAAACATACCTCATCAATTTATCTACACCAAACATACCATTTAGATATTGAGATTTGTTATCAATATTTTGGCTAATCTTGGCATTATTTGTGTTATATACATTGTTAATTATAGTTGATTTATTCATGGTTTGCAAGGCATTTACACCGTACTTGTTAAGGTTATTTAGGAAGTTAGTACCAAGACTATCCACAGCCTTTTTACGAAGTACATACTCACCAGGAGTAAGCATTGCAGGCACTGTGTCAGTACCTCTGCTCTTCCAACCTACTCCAAGACCCTGTGAATGGTACTCAGGAATGATTCCTCCAGTGCTAAATGCAGGAATAAATCCACGTTTTTGTGATTTAGGTTTATTATTTCCCCCAGTAAATAATCCACTAATAAAGTCTCTAGCTGAATTATAAGCACTTACAACTGCATCCCAAATACCTTTTAGAGCTTCTACAAAGCCATTCTTAGCTTCTTCAACTTGATTAGTAGGTACTTCTTGCATAGGAACTTTTGCTTTATCAGACCCTTCTTGTAGTTTCTTGGCAGTAGAATCCATAGTACCACTCACATTGTTGTAGAGTTCCTGACCATTAGTATCTAGCTTAGAGGTATCCACAGAAGCAGGGTCATACCCTTTAAGGATTTCTTTAGCTTTTTCTAGAGGGATAGTACCATCTTTAACAAACTTACCAACAATGTTGTATAGGTCTGTAGCCACTATTGAATATTTCTCTTGAGGAGCTTCTTGTTGAGTCTCCTGTGCTACTTTCTCAATAGCATCTTTAAAGCTTGTAGCAGAACCATTTACAATCTTCTCTAGAATCTTGTTCTGTAAGTCCACACTGGTGATTCCCATCTTAGTAAGAACCTCTCTAGCTTTTTCTTCACTCTTCTTAATAGTACCCACAAAGGCAGTCTTATCAGATAGAGTTGTATACAGATTCTCATACTCTTTAGAATTAAGGTCTAAACCATTAGAAATAAACTTACCTGTCTTAAGATTTACAGTTTTACCAAGCTCTTCTAACTTTTCTCTGAACTCTGCTACTTTATGACTTCTTTGTTCAGCAGTAACATTATGAGTCATAAGGTTTGTACTATGAAGGTCTTTAAGGTACTTATCTAGTTCCTCACCATTCATAGAACCAAGCTTATCAGAAGTCTCTTTACTTATATACCCTCCATGATTCTCAGCTTCTTTCTTAATAGCATCAATCTTAGAAGTATTTTCCTCTTTGGCTGATTTACCTAGAGTAGTAGCACCATTTCTAAGGTTAGTTGCTAACTCTTTAAGCTGTTCTAAAGTATATCCTCTGATACCTTCTATGTTTAGCCCAACTTCTTCTAAGGAGCTTAAAATAGCATTTTTCTGGTCTTCATTATTTGCAAAGTTAGAACCTTCCAATGAAGAAGAAAGCTTAGAATCCAATGCTGAAATATCTCCAAATGTAGGAGTGCTACCTTCTTTATAAGACAAGCCTAGTTTAGCTAAATTATCCTTATAAGATTGTAAGTTTCTATCCCTACGAGCTTGTTCACCCTTGGTAAGTGTGTTGACAGTCTCAATCACAGTACCTGCTTCATCTTTAAATTCCACAAAAGGTCTACCCAATGCAGAATAAAGCTGTTCAATGGTAGCTAAGAGTTTCTCATCAGATAACCCTGTTTGAGACTTAAGGTCAGCCCACTTCACAAGTTTACCATTCAACTCTACAAAGTAATTCTCAATACCTTTAGGAACTGCTTGTGTATTAAGACCCACAGAACGCTTACCTGTATTCAAGTCACCATTAGATAGAGTTGTAAGTGAATCCACAAAAGCTGATGCTAGTTGGAGACCATTCTCACCATTACCTAACTGTGCAAAGAAATTACCTTGAACCTCTGATACTTGCTTACCAAGGTCTTTAATATAAGCTAAGGCTTGTTCTCCTTGCTCTTTCTTGAGTTGTTGAGCTTCTTTGTCTGCTTCTTTTTGTAGAGCTTGTTGTTCTTTTCTTCTGTTGTAGTTACCCCACAAGCTTGTTCCAAGACCAATAGCTCCTCCAATAATAGCTCCAGGTACTCCTCCTATTGTAGCTCCAGACATAGCCCAAGTAGCTGTACTTGTCACAGCATCACTAAGGTCTTTCCAACCTTGCCCTACATTAGAGTTTTGAATACCTGTGTTTACAGCATCTAGCACTAGGCTTCCTCCAAGAGTAGCCACACCTTTAGCAACAGAAGCTATCTTAGGAATATATTTACCAAACTTGGTGAACCCTGTTCCAATAGCTGATACTCCTGCTGTGAACTTATTGATTGCTGTAGGTTTTGGCATAGCTGTCACAGATTGATTATAAGCAACAACACTATCTAGGAAAGCATCTTTAAGCCCTTGTTTAAATCCTACACCTTTACCTTTTGGTGCACCTTGTACTGGTGCTCCTGGAACTCCTCCACCAAAGTTACCTCCTAACCCTAGTGGATTGATTCTACCATTAGTAGCAGAAGCCATAGCAGTAGCCACAGTAGTTAATGAGGTAATGATACCAGTAGCCCAAGAGACAAACTTAGTACCAATATAACCCAATACAATGTACTTACCTACTCCACCAAGTAGAGTGGCAATACCTGATGCTACATTGACTGCTAGTGTTAGGAAATCTAGGATTTTCTTAAGACCACCCTCTACTGAACCACCAATAGCCACAAGAGTTTGCTTTATAGCATTGGTTACAGCTTTTACAAAATTCTCCACAGCTTTAAAGAAGGCTTTTGCACTAGAAGATGATAGGGTAGATATGATACCTTTACCTAATTCTGTTAGAAGAGGTTTAAGGTGCTCTATAATACCCACCAGAGCTTCTCTAAGGCTGTCTACAGCTCTATTAAATGCTCCTTGGTCAAATGTACTGATTCCAGTTATAATGTCTCCTAGAGCCTTTAGAGCTGTTTTAAGCACAATGGCAAAATTACTGATTAGATTAGTCTTAGTTGCTACAGTATCCACAAAGGTAATAACTGATTTAGCTAGTGTACTAATACCTTCAAATACACCCTTTACATCTTGGGGATTGATTGATTTAACAATGTTGTTAAGAGTCTTAGAAAGCTCATCATAGATAGATACTACTTGTTTTACAGCTTCTGATTTCACAGCCAACTTAGCCAAGTTATTGTATACATCTACATATTGAGATAGCACTTTAAGAGCACCAGCATTGATAGCTTGTGTAGTTAATTGTGAGATACTACTTAGAAACTCTGATGCAGTGTGAACAATGTCCTTAGTAAATTGACCAAACTCTTTACCTGAGCTGTTCAACACAGTGAGCATATCTTTTGTGATACTAAAGAATCTGTTACTTACATCAAGACCACTTACACCTTCTTTAAAGTTCTTAGCAAAGGTCTCAATACCTTTAAGAATCTGATTACCAAAAGTGAGCTTCCAAGCTGAACCAAATTGGTTTACTTGTTGGATTGTTCCTCCAATAGCATTACCTAGTTTAGTAACATACTCTTTAAACTTATCTGTACCTACAATCTCTGTAATACCTTTGATAAAATCACGAGTAGCTACATATACTTGGTTTAGTGCTCCTGGTTTGGCATTACCCTCTTCATCAATCTCATCAAACACAAGAAGGTTAGATAGGGTTTCCTTAAAGTTTGCAATGGCTTGTTTAGGTGTAACAATAGAGGTAACTAGGTTTTGGAATATATCTTGATTCCCTAGCTTGTTTACTGCATCTAAGTATTCATTGGCTGTAATAAGTTTCTTACGAGTTGCATCAGTGATAGAATCCTCACCTTTAGATTGGGCAATCTTAAGAAGCTCCTCATTCAATTTAGAAGCCCCTAGAGCTGATAGACGTTCACGAATGAAACGATAGTCACCTTGGTTTAGATAACCATTGGCAAGCATTTGAGAGGTCTGTGTGGTAACTGTCTTCATACCTTGAACTGGGTTCTTAGTCTGAGCTAGTAAACCTGCATAACCTCTAACAATATCCTCAGCATCTTTACGACCATAGGCAGTATATGTAGAAGCTTGTTCTAAGAGGTCAGTAGCATCAAACACAGAAGCCTTACCATAGTCACCTAGACGTTTAATGGATTTGTTTGTTTCTTTCTCACTAAACCCTAGAGCTTCCATGTTGATTCTATAAACCTGCATGGCATCACCAAGGTTATTGGCTTCATCTTTAAGCTGACCAACACCACTCTTCACAGCACCTAATGTACCTTGAATAGCATTACTTAGAGCACCAGTTACCTTGTTCCCTACTAAGCCCATGATATTGTTCTGAATACCCATCACAGTAGAGTTAACCTTATTAAACACAGAGAGTAGACCTTTTGCTGGGTTTACTGCTCCTAGCTTAATCATTTGTGATGACAATCCCATTGTAGAGGTTGTAACATCTTGAACAGCTTTATGAAGGTTTCTCCATGATTGATAGTCTTGGTCACGGACTTTTACATATTCAGCTACTTTCTCTTTAGGTCTAGTTACTTGGGTTTTATCCACAGGAGCTAAACTGGTCTCTGTAGCCTTTCCCTTTTTAGTTCCAACCATGATTGGAATATTCTCAATTTGTTTTTTAAGGGATAAGTAGTCTCTAAGAGCTTTATCTGTATTAAGATTCAAGTTAACATTAAAAGAGAGCGGAGAAGTATTCTTTCCGCCCATCTTTTTTAGTTTCTTCTCAAAGTCTAACACAGAATCCCTAAGAGCTGACACAGACTTCTGGGCTTTTTCAATTTCCTTTAAACCTGTAACATCAACCTTAATGGTTCTAATTGTCATACTTTTCTCCTATGATTACGCTACGTCCTCAACGTTTCTACGGATTTCATAGAAGTTACCATTTTCATCACGAGACACAGTGAATGTAAGTGACAAGGTAATTTCACCTTCCGTACCAAACTCACGAGAGTTTTCAGTAATAAGAACATTGTTGAATACATAGTATTCTTTAATTCCACGAGTGTTTTCAACTTCTTGAATAACACGGAAGTGAGTGTTACGAAGTCGTTTGTCATTAGCGACAATCAACTCTACATCACGTTCACCATTGTAAGTAACCAACAATTTCTCACCAATGTACATTGGGTTTACAAGCACAGTACCACGGTCATATCCATGATATTGTTGTGTCATAGCAATGAACTCATCATCTTCAAGTTCGATACCTGGAGACATTGGCATACTAGACAAGTAAGTACATGCACAGCGGTCTGATGAAACTGTGATTGTGTTACAATCTTCATAGTAAAGGTCAGGAATCAATAATGAACCATAACGCTTACCATCTACTGTAATTTCTTCTACAGTGAAGCTATCTGTAACAGGAACACCACTGGTCATTTTCTTAGACATAGATTGAAGTGGATTCAACCAGTAGTCATTACATGAAGTAGTAGTTGCTGTAATTTCTTTTGTAATCTCAACTTGAGCTTTATCATATTGACGACCAAAGCAACGAGCATCAGTGGCAGGCACAGATACGTTGTGTGTGAATGAAGTCAAACATGAAAGCAATACATTAGAGAACTTACGAAGCTCAGAACGGTCATTCACAATAGCTGGTGAAGAGAATCCAATGTGACCTGTAAGAGCATCATCTCCCTTATAAGTTACCTCATAAGTTACAACAATACCGTGGTCAGTTGGTTTCCAACCTGTACCTGTCTGAGTCATTACTCTTGAATCTGCAAAGTCAACAGTACGAAGAACGTAACCTGGAGCTGATGAGTTGAATGTGTAAGTGTACACATAAGAGTTTGTTTGAGCTACATCTTTAAAGTCAGATACAATAGCTTTGAACTCATACTTACCAGCTTTTGGCAATTTCAAGTATACCATGTTGAACCCTAATGCAAAGTCATCAGCATCAGAACGAACTTGGAACTTAGCAGAAGCTTTCTTATTAGCAGGGTTTACATACAAAGTACCTGTATTCAAACACTTAATAGGGTTACAGTTGATTTGGTCTTCTGGCACATCTTTACGGACATAGCTCACAAGAGTTCCTGATGGAATCTGAATTTGTTTGCTAGTTTTCCAACGAACACAAGGACGAATTTCTTCTGTGATAGATACAATAATTTTTGCATCTTTATCTTGTGTGTTGTAACCGTACATAGGGTGTGACATATCTACAAAACAGTTAGACATCTATTTCTCCTTTTTGTCTTGGTTTACATTTGGTTTTACAGGAGCAGTTTCTTCCTGAACTACAGGCTTAACTGTTTCCTGAACTTGCTTTTTTGAACTTTCATCTACCATGTGTTCTCTCACACGAGCAATAGCTTGAAGCTCTAATTTCCCACCATGACGGTTAGCAATCTCATTACGAGACATGAAAAACTCATCAAGGTTTAATGGTTGTTCTACAGCCATTTCTTTTCTCCTTATAAACATGTAAAGATTGAGAGCGTTGCAGGGAATGAAAACATTTCTACCTCATCTACTAGCTCATTAGAGAAGTCCTCTGGACAACCAATGTCTTGAACTTGTACTCGGATTGGTAAGTACCAACCATCTAATGAAGCTACATCTTGAGCGAATGTCTTTCTCTGAATACCTCTCGGTGTTTTAACTTGGTGAACCAACATATTCTTAAGTTGGCAATGTACCTCTTCTCTATACTCTAGTTTACCCTCTGGTGTATTTTCAATACAAACCTTACCAGTAGGAGGTGTAACTGGAGAGTAGTACACAGAGAAGTTTACATATACTTTAGAGAAACACTTTGCACTATTATCACAAGTAATATCAATAGCTAGGAATGGGAACTCCACACCTTGATTTAGCTGGAAATGCTCAGACGTTCCTACATGTTGGTTAAATTGTACGTCAAAGTTATCATAACGTTTTCTTGGGTCTAGCTCATCTATATGGTCTGGTTGAATGAAGTAGTCAAGCACATCAGCACCATACATTTGTAGCCATTTTTTAATGTTGATATACACAGCACTAATCATTTAGCTAATCTCCCTGGTATCTTAACTGTGCCCTTACTTCCCTGTGCATACAGATAATTTCTTCCTGGAGCTGTGTCCTTGGAAGTGTAATGAGCTGTTCCTGAACCTCTTCTCCCTGATGGTCTTTGAGCTTTATATATACCATAGAATCCACTAGTTGAGTCCACAAGGTTCTCACTATCACCTACAGTATCAAAAGCTGTAAAGATAAAGGGGAATTTAGGATTGTACTTGTAACCCTTAAACATATAGGTATTTACATAGTACCGTTCTTTTCCTCTCTTAGTTGGAGGATAATCATTTCTATCAGCATACACAGAGAAGCCATCACCAATCTTCTTCATCTTGATTGAACGAACCATACGACCTGTTCTCACAGAGCCTATAGCCTTGGCTTCTAGCATACCTGTCACAGTAAAGTCTACAAACTCTTTTGCAAACTCTATCCCTTTCCAGTCATGAATATCAATCGTGGTCACGAGTAATCACCCCCTGTAGTTGTTTTACATAAGGTTTACACTCTAAGAGTAACTGTTCACTTTCACGACCAGCTAATCTCTCACCAGTTAATTTCACGTCCCAGCAACCAGGAAGAATCTCATACGTTCTACTAGCTACCACTTTCCAAAAGAGATAACCAGCATCTTCTGGGCAACTAAATCTGTTACACCTTGTAGAAATTCTCTGCAATATATAATACCCATGCTTAATATCAAAATCACAATCATGGGATTGGTTATGTAATGAAAAATAAAATGTTTCTAGCTGTCTTGAAGTCTCTAAGCTATGCGTTGTTGTAGCATCACTTTCAGCTCCTCTTGACGTTGGCATGTGGTCTACACACTTAATATGCTCCACTTCTTCCCATAAACACTTCATTACTTGCCTACTATTCTCATCATAAGTTGGAGTAGCAGTACCTTGTCTTAACACAAGGATTTCCTTATTATTCCAAGGGAGAGCCATGATAACCTCCTTATAGGGTCATCTCATTGTCCGTATTGGTGTATGTACTCTCCATGTTATCTGGAACTTCCTCAAATTGGTTGCGAATGTTTCCATCTTTGTCTGTGTATTTTAGGTTTTTCAAATACTTACCTAGAATATCATCTACTGGGTATACCTTATCTTTTTCAAAGATATAAAGACGACCACTATAGTAGGTACGATACACAGTCTTATAAGTCTCCACACCATTGATTGAACGTCCAGTACCACACTTTGAACAGCCATAAGAGCGTGACTCTCTAGCATATTCACCATTATATCTTACTAACATTCTTTCCTTCTTCCAATGGTCAAATACATATTATCTGTGTAAACCCTCTTACACAGTGATAGTGAACTTAGCGTTTGTAATGCCCATGTATTTATGAGCTTCACATAATACCTATCAATACTTGATTGGTCTACTGTCCATTCTCGTACAATATAGTCTACTGATTTCTTCTTGAGCACAGCTCCTACAGCCAATCTATCCATATTAGCACACTCATCTAAAGTACCACAGTCATTCTGATAGGCAATAAAGATGCTTAGGAAGTGACACATTGCATCATACACACAGTCAGGTAGAGTTTCAGAGGTGTAACCTGCTTCATAGTCAAGCACAAGTTTATACTCAGCTTCACACGAACAAGGGTCACAGCATTTACAGCAAGGACTTAGCTCATCAGTTACATTCACAAGGATTGTACCATCTACAAAAGACCAATTCCATTTATCTGTATCTAGCTCATACTCTTCACGCTCAAGACCTTTTCTCTTGTGCATATACACCTTAAGTGTAGTGGGGTCAAAACCTTTCCAATAGTAAGGTTTAACCTCCACCATAGCATCACACCCACAGAGGTGAAAACTCGTGAGTGGAATTACTTCATGTCTTAAGGCTCTTAGTATCGTTGAACATTCACCATCAGTCCAACAGAGCAATCTAGCAAGGACACGGAGAAAGCTCTCCATGTACCTTTGCATAGTTGCACCATCATCACAGTCAAAACAACCACATCTTTCTTGAAGATTTTGAGTAATCTTAATTAGTTCAAGAGCTGGTTGCATAACTTATCTCCTTATTTAGCAGGGATTGTAGCCATTGGGAATGGGTTAAGACCTGTAAGAAGACCTTGGATACGTTCAAATACCACAGCAGGGCAAGTTTGCTCAAGAGGAATGTTTGCCACAAGAAGGTGAGAAATGTGAGAGTTTGTATGTACCAAACCGAAGTTTTCATACTTATCACAGATTACTTCACACCCTGGTTTTGAAACATCTTCTGTACGAACTGTGTGGATTGAAGATTGAGGTACGAACAAGTCATATTGAGTCAATGCTTCCACACGAGCCAAGTCGATTACATAGGCTTCACCAGTCATTGTTTTCTCAAGGTCATAAGGCAAGTGGTAAGATACACCGAATGGGATACCTTTGAATGAGATAGACTCACCATTCACAGACCAACCTTGAGGTAATTTACCATCTTTACCAGGTACAATTTCAGCTTTGATTCCACGAAGAGTTAGTGGGTGTACATAGATTTTGTAACGAGCTGATTGGTTATCCAATACATCTAGGTAGCAAGCTACTTGACGGAAAGCACCAATAACTGAACCAGAAGCATCAATAGGAGTTACACCTGGGTGAGACATCATTTCAGCCACACCAGCGAATGGACGTAGACCTTGACCACTAAAGTTCAACATACCTTGAACGATATGACGTTGAACGATAAAGGCGAATGTGTACCATGCCATGAATTGTTCTGCTTCTTCATAAGACATACCCAAACGTTGGAAGATATTGATAAGGTCTCCTTGTTTGAAGTGCATCTTGTCTTTCATCAAACGGTCAAGACGAGTTTCACAGTCTTTAAAACATAGGTAACGTACAGGAGTAGCATCACCAGTAGCTTGCATAGTGAATTTCTCAGTAAAACAGCAGGCATCAGAATTGTCATTAGCAAAGTCTGGTGCTTTTGTTCCCCAAGTAATACCTTCAATAATCCAGTCACCGTTCTTAGCTTGTCTCAAAGCACCAAAACTTGATTGCTCAAAACGCTTAAGAATATCGTTAACTAGCTCATCTCCCATACCTACTTCTCTTAGTGAGGGTACTGCTTTAGACCAGTCACGAGAGATACCGAATGGGATTTTACCATCTTCATTAGTGAAGTTTTCTTTAGTTGCTAGTTGGGCTTTAGTACGCTCATACAAGTTATCAATAGCTTCACCCAACAAAATATCAAAATTAGTTGTACTCACTTTATTGTCCTCCAAAGCGAACACGTCCAAAACGGTTCACAGGTTGTTCTTCTTTGATTTCTGCTTTTTCTACCACAGGGTTAGCTTTATCTAACAATGTAGCCAATTTAGCAAGTTGTGCATCTACAGCAGTCTCATTAGCTTCTTTTTCAGCCACAGTAGCTTTCAATTCAGCATTTTCTGCTTTAAGTTCTTCAACTTCTGCTTTCAACGCTTCAATAGATGCGATAGCTTGTGCTAATGTATCACCTTCCACAGCAGTTTCTTCTTTAACTTCTTCTACTGTTTCTTCAACTTCTGCAACTTCCTCTGTAGCAACTACTTCTTCTGTAACTGTTTCTTCTGGAGCTACTTCTGCTGAAAGGTGAGCAAGCACTTTGTCTAGAATTTCTTTCTTATTCAAGTGTTCTTCCTCATTTCTTACTAATAGTGATGGCTCATATCCACCACTCTTTGCATTTCCTGGATTCCCTACAAAGGAGAACCCTGTAATTTCAATTTCGTCTGTGATTGGTACGTCAATATCCCCACCATGCTCAATGTTATAAACAACTAGCTTGGCATATTCTTCAATGTCACTGTCTTGTATTTCTTTAGCATACCACAGAAACTCTGATGAAATGGCAAAAGGCTCATCTTGTAAGATAAGGTCTTTCATGTTGCTCAATTCTAGATTTACATGGGGTTTTACCAATAGGTCATAGCGACCATTCTCATCTTGTACCAATTTAAGGTCTGATTTCTTAAAATAACCTTCTCTAACAGGGTAAGAGTTTAAATCTCTGTGACCTGTAGAGACATATCCTTCAAAAGTACCATCAATACTGTCATACCATTTCTTGAGTGTACCCTTACACAAATACAAACGAATAGTATCGTCTGTATAGAGCACAGAACCCTCTGATAGTAGTGTCATGTACCCTTCTGAATTATCAACCTTATCCACAGACAGACGTTCTACCTCTTGCTTGTGAGCTGAGAGGTTCATCATTGCATCAAGATTATCTTTCTTCTCAATATAGCTATTGATTTCATTCATAATTCTTTCTGCTATCTGTGTTTTAACTGGCATTAGTCAATAACCTCAAACAAATTGTACTTTAATTTTCTCACTTTCTTACCACCACAAGATGCACAGTATGAATACTCGTATGGAACTCCATCTTTCTTCAAACCTGCTTCTGTTTCTGGTGTGAAAGGTAGTTGTTCTGTAGCTTCCTTAATACTCTCAAGGAGAACTTGGTCAGTAGTTGTATACCAACCATTGCTCTCTTGATTGTTGTCTGGGTAGAACTCAAAGAACTTGCGTTGATTTTGAATAATACCACGTTCGTTTAAGAAGTTTACACGAACTACTAAATCACGTTGGAGAAAGCGAGCAACTCTAAACTTACTCATCATCTACCACCTTAACTAATGTGCCTTCTGTAATCTTAGAGATGACATCAGATTCACGTCCAAATTGCTTTGCACGTACTTCACGGAGGTATTCCTCGTAAGTTTGACTTACTGTTTTAACTTCCATTATTTATCTCCAGCGTATGTAATAGGGAAACCATAGCAATCAAACTCAGTATCTTTGAGCTTAACTTCTTCCACAGTGTAGTCGAATGAGTATTTATCCCCACAGCAGTAAGTAAATGATTTAAACTTGTTAGCTTCTACATCATAATACTGAACTTGCTCTTGACCAACTACAACTTTGCGTACTTGTGCTAGAATTGTTTCTGCCAAGGGTGATTTGAACTCTTTAGTCTCACCAGCAACTTCTAGCTTTAAGTGCATAATTGGAACTTTAATCGTAGCCATGTATATGCTCCTTTCCATGAATGTTCTAATAATAGTATAACAAAAAAAGAGAGTTTGACAACTCTCATGACTTTTAGTTAGAACTCAATGTTAGAAATTACTTTTGCAGTACCATGCTCAAGTTTATACTTGTTGATAATGTCCATAATGTCTTCCATTGCTTGTGTATCAAAGGTAGTATCAAAGTCGTTAATGAACTCATCTTCCTTGATATGGATAACTCCACGAACCTCTGGTTTAGGCTTCTTACCAGTTGGTGCTCCATTACCTACTACATAACCAATAACATAGTTAGCATAGATATGTCCTGATGATTGTTCCATCAAGGCACGTTGGTCAACCACAAAGGTGTATACTTTCTCAGTAGAGCCATCTTCTAGTGTTTCTGTAGCTACTTTCACACGATTATCAAAGGCTACGTCTACGTTCACAGCGTAAGAAGTACGAGGTGTACGAAGCATATTACCGTTAGCACCGATTGTAGGAATCTTTTGCGTAACGTTCATCTCTCCACCGTTGATTAGCACTTCTGCATCAAGGTCTGTAATTTCTGCATACTTACGAAGAGTATATACAGGTTTACCAGAACGTACATATTCAGGAGTAATCTTGCTACGTTTCTCATCTAAGAAACCAAGTACGTCTGAAATAAGGTTAGTCATCTAGTTTTCCTCCATGACGGTACATGTTTCTAAGTCCGTCTTTTTTGTCTTCAATATTTGCTCTCTGTTTATCCACAGATAGGATTTGATACACATAAGGCTTAGGCTTACCATAGTCTGTCACAAACTTACCTTGACTTTGTTCATCTAGGTTTAAGTAATCATTATAGCTTGTGAATGCTTTCTCATTAGCCAACTTAGCATAAATCACAGTGACATCAGGGTAGTACATTCTATCAAGAACATAGCCATAGTCCATATTGTATTCTTTACACAGAGTGAGAGCCATTTCTTCTACATCATCAAGCTCAACTACTACCATATCCTCATAAGCTAGACCTTTATACTCATCTAGGGGCTTAATTGCCCCTTGAGTAAATGCCCAGTTATAACGAACTAGGTAACTAATCAACTTGAAAAAACGAAGGGTTCTCTCTTAGGATTTTTCCACAGTTCTCAATAAGTGATACGTCTGTGATATAGGCTGTAAGGTGTTCAGGAATCCCTAAAACCTCTCCTACCAATTTCTCACAAGCATCAATCACGTTATCATCAAACACCTCATAGATTTTGAATAAATCGTCTGGTGTGTAGATTTCTGTAGAGCCATCTTCTCTAAAGTCTGTGAAGGCAATAGAGATGATTGAAGCATAGTTACGAACCTTACGAGCAATACGAGGTGTAATATACTTTTCTTTAGCAGTGACCTCTTGTACATAGGCTTTACCATCTTGTACAATCTCAGCTCCAGCAGGAGCTTGACCAACAATAGGCAACCATAAAGTCACAGTATAGTCTTTCGGAGTAATACTTCCAATCTTTGTACTATCACCATTTACTACAGAGTTTGTAGCTGTTTGGATAGCCACAGGAGCATCACTTTGGACTGCATCTTGGAAGTTACCTTGGAGTTTTGATAGCTCCTCAATACTCATAATCTTACTTGTCATTTCTTACCTACACAATCAAATTTTTCTTCAAGTAGGCTTCTGCCATATTCTCATCAATACCTTTCAGTCTATCATAAACATCAAGGATATAAATGTCGTTATTGTAGTTATAGTTAGTTGTGAACTCATAACTATCAAACTTAATATGTGCATCAAGCCCTGTAGCATTTTGGAGCAACTTAACAATTTGTCCTATGAAATGGTCACGCATTGGGATAATGGTATTCTTCATAGAGTTGTCAATGATACTGTAAGTACCAATGTTAGACACAGTTTTGTTAAGGTCAAAGAGACGTGCTGGAACTCCAAACATTTGACAGATAATAGCTGGAACATACTGCGATAGGTAGTCCAAGAAATCTGTAGCTTTGGTATCACGCTCAAGTTGCTCAAGGTTTTGGAAGTTTCCTGAATACACAATAGCATCATTGAACTCTGTCTCAGAGAGTTTTTCTGCAAAAGCATTCATATCTTCCACGATTTTCTTATTACGCTCTTCTTTGGCTTGTCTACCCATGTCAAGTAGCTCACCACTTCCAAACGCTGTTCCTTGCTCTACACTTTCCTCAATCTGCTCTTCTAGGGTATCCTTGGCTTGCAAAGCAATCGTACCAATACCATTCCTAGAAATATCATAGTTCATACGATTCAAGATATTGAGGATAAGTTCAACACGCTTACGGTCTTTAAGCAATGGAGACATACAGAATACTTGGGAAGTATCTAACCTCACACAAGCAAATTGGTCTTCTGTAACAACCATTACCTCATTCTTGAACCGTTCAGGGTCTTTAAGGATTTGTTTAATGTCGTCCTCAGAATAATCACTAGCTACTCTAGGATTCCCTGTTTTACGGTCATAAGGTGTCACAAAGATATTATTATTTTTAATCAAGTAAGTAAGAGTCTGTCTAAGAACAGGCATCTTAGGGTAATCAATCACACAAGCGAGAATATCTTTAGGGTGAACTCCTACAAGACCATCACCAGTGTTTAGGATTCCATAATAACCATACTTACGATAACCCTTGGCTACTTGTTTTAATACATCATAGTTTCTCTGACCATTGTAGTTATGTGCATAGAGATACTCTCTGAGTGTTTCGTCCTTAGTGAAGTCTTCTGTGGTTAGATAGTTTGTAAACATATAGTTCACAATGTTATCTAGGATATAATCAACATCAGGAAGGTCAAGAGCCAATCTTTCAATGTCCTCTAGATTTTCACTAACAGGTGCTCCTCTAAAACCAGAGCTTTGAAAAATCAGCCTATCTTTATACTCAGCATTGAAGTATCTATCCATTGCACAATCGCCACCACAGTCATCTTTACGACATTTTCCACAGCTCATTAAGAACCTCCAAGGTAGAATAACTCAGCTACGTGTAACGATAGCAACACACTATCCAATTCATCAGGAGAGTGTTTTAGTAATTTCTTGATTTCTGCTTTAGGACGTATTTTAACTAGCCTATCCTCTGGTTTCTGAATCTCAGACACAAAGGACATTTGACGACTAATACTATCCCACACAGATTTAACAAAGGATACCCTCTGTGCTTCCATCATACCTCTTAACATTAGGTGCATCTCTGCTCTTCTGTTATAGGCATATTCAGCACTAGGGTCTTTTGCCAATACTTTAATTTCTGTAGGCTTTCCACCAAAGTTAATGTCATACACAGGACACTTTAGCTTTCCACCTAGTCTTCTCATTTTCAATGGTTGTACAATATGTGCTCCTCCACCAGCATCTATACCAATAGCTTTGGCATTGAGTCTGTTAGCTAGAGTCACAATCTTGTCAACAATTTCTATGGCAGTAATACCATCTATCCACTCAGCAGGCTTAATATCTTTCGTATCTAGCACAGTGAAGTGATTATGCTTATCTACCACAGTAACAGTAACTTGAATACTGTCAGCACCTTTATAGGCACTATCCACACCAATGAAGTAGTCATATTCCTCTGATTTAGGGTCAAAGGAATCTAGCACATTAGGTGAGGAATCAAAGAACGCTGAACGCTCTGTAGGAAACTCACACAGAAGGTTTTCACGAATAGAATCCTCTGTGATGGTGAACTGTGAACGCATAAGCTCTTCTTTGGTGTATCTGATACTACCCTCTTCAATGGCTGTCACAACGTCAAGCCACATTACAAACTCAT